CAGTAGTTTGCTTTGCAATAAGGGCCTTAAGTTCTTCTTCGTTCATATTAATTTTTCTTTCCGAGACAGAAGTCTCACTTCCACCCTTAGGTGTAATCAGTCCACTTTTGTAGAGTTCAAACTCATCAGGACTAAAACTTTTTACAATTTCAAACACTGCTGCTTGATTTGCTGGTACTGATACTACTGAAACTTCGTATAGTTCCGCGTCTTTAATATACAAACCACCTGTATCTTTCATGTAGTCTGCGTCTCTAATTTTAAACCCGACAGAGAAAGTGATTAGTACACCGTCCTGAATCAGCTTAGAAATGTATCCATCTGCCTTGCTAATTTTAGCAGTCAGTTCTAGACCATCATTCGTAACCCTAACTTCAGTTCCTCTGCCAATTGGCCTATTATAGTCATGGTTGAATAAAATAATGGGATTGTTTTTATAGTTGTCCAGACCGCCTTTTTTCCAGCACTCCGGGTCCATAATGTCCCCTACCCTATCCGTCTGTTTAGTAGAGGCCATACCACGTATAGTAATATGATCTCCGCTATCTGTAACGCTCTTAACCTCTGTTGTTAAGATGCCTAAATTTTTCATTGCCAATCCTTTCTCATCTGCTGCGTTCATCTGAGAAACCCTGGCTTTAGACCAACTAAAGCCTGCATCTCCACCCCAAAGTCCCCATGCAACTCTACCTCTTGATGGGTAGCCTTCTTCGCCTGGACTAAATCCTTGCGCTTCTTTATCTACTTCATGGCGCGAGAAGAAAGAAAACATTCTCTTTACAGTGCTAGGAGAAAGTGTTTGCTTATTAATAAGCTGTCTTGCTCTAGCTACTCCAACCGCAGTCCCACCACCATGTTCTTTGCGCCAATCTAGGGCGCGTTGCGCTTCGCTGGCCATGCTATCGGTAGGCTTGAAGTTAATATGCTCATACTTCTTCATCGGGTCTCCCACCCTCATTAGGGTTTACCGCTGATCCCGCAATATTCATCGGGACTCTTAGCGTATCTTGGTCTTGCATAGTATCGTAAGCTAGTGCTTTTCTTGCTTCATTGACCGAAATTATACCCGTGTTTACTAGTGTAGAATAGAAACCTGCTTGTTCTCTTAGTTCTGGCTGTAGTCCGGCAATATCGTTATCCGGTACTAGCTTAAATCCAAAGAATCTTTCGTAACCTCGTAAAAACTTATCCATCAGAGGAATTACTGTTTCAATGTAGAAAAGTCTCTGATTAGGTCTTATGTTTGCGTTGTTTCCTCCAATTAGTAGTGTAGGGGGAACACCGAGTGCTGTCATAATTGCATTCTCTTGATTATTAATACTGGCTTCAAAATCTAGTTCTTTAAAGCTTGTATTTGTAAGGCTATCTAGTTCTAATCCTCCGTCAAGAATAAGGGGCCTTTTGCCACCTTTGTTTGGCGAGTATGCTCTTAGCCACCCTTCGATCATTCGTTCTTTAACTTTGTCGGAAAGGGCGTTCGGGCTTTTGAGGACTAGGCCTGGAACGGCCCCGTTTTCAAAGAAGGTATCCTGGAACCTCAACATGCGTGCTAGAAGATCCATATTTTTTAGAGTCGACTTCAGTCTAGAAGCGCCTCTATAAATACCGCGCATTGAATTGTCTTTAATATGGATAATCTCGTTTGGTTTATATTCTACTGTGTGTAGTTTGTAGCCTTTTACATATAGTTTTTCATCTGGGAGAATTTCTACTAGATGTGCCGGCATGTGATAGATATGTACTCCATCATAATAAATAAAGGCGTTACCTTCGACAATTAGGTCTAAGAGAAGGAGCCTTCTAAAAGACGAGATATCCTGGAATGGATTAGGCTCGGAGTTTAGTAAACGCTCTACACTAGCCTTTTTTACTCCCTTGACAGGAGGAAACTGTTGTGCTATAGTGTCACTTTCAACAATATAATCTATTTGCGAAGCAGCATCTACAATCATGTTTATAGAGCGGTTAACAATACCGAGATTTTCGTAATACTGCCAGTACACATTAGGAGTAGGGGGTATACTAGTCCCCTCTTGCATCATAATGTATGGCTGAGAAGGGTTTAGTTTTTGTCTAAACAGTTTTTGATACCAGGCCATGTTTCTTTTCTACCCACTTAGCTTGTGCCTTAGCACTTGTAAAAATTGGAGCTTTTCCAAATAAGGAATGAAGCTCCATATGATGTTTTTTGCACAAGGTGGTTACGTCCTCGTAAAGTTCTTTTTGATGTTCTTCAATAAACCTATCACGTACCGCTAGGACATCTTCATCAGTATTAATACGAATATTATTTTTCCGGCACCACATGTTAAAAAGCTCTGTTAGACCCGCATAGTGATGTAGTTCTAGTGCTTCTGTTGTCCCGCAGATATCGCATTGAGGTTTTTTCTCGTAAGCTTTTTTTGCTCTATCTCTTACATGTTTGATAGGATCTCTTTTCATGATAGATTTTAACCTTTGTCGATTTTTTAGTCAAGTAAAATTTTTCATAACTCCGTTATAAATTCAACAGTTGTTAGTCCTGGCTCAATAACACGAAGTCTAAAAAGTTCTGATAAGGATGGAGTTGGTAAGCTTTCGTCAACAACCCAACTAATATTATCAAGGGACCTCTCTGCTATTAGTTTGGCTGGTCCATTAACATGCACAGCCTTTAGACTTTCCATATTAACAGGACCCGCTATATCACCAATTTCGCTAATAGTATACATTAAAAACTTCCTGAGGAGGTAATGTGACTATAGAGTCCATACCTAATGGCATCGGCCATGTGGCTTGCCCAGTTGTGATTAGGACGCTCTTTGCCTTCTTTAGTCTCCCACTGATACGCTTCTAGTGACTTAAGTATTTCTTTGCACTTTTGGTCAACTATAAGGCGGTCTTGATCCACAATAGCGGACACGTGAGATATACCATCTAGGACAGACTTCTTTGCGTTTATCGTAGATATATCATGTTCGGCTGCTAAGTCTGCTCTAAACTGAGCCGCAGCCGTATCTACGAATAGGAAGTCGATCCCATACTTATTAATATAATAATTAAGTGCTTTTGCGTGTTTAGCTGTAGAAGCCTCTGCGCTTAAATATTCTGCTAGGGCGTAATAGGTGTCCGTCTTATAATCGTAGGCAAACACTGCGAGTGCTGTAGGGTCTTTATAACCAACGTCTAGTCCGCCAATTATGTCCATGTCGCGCAGATCAAGGTCTGACAAGTCACGAACACAAGTATCAAAGTTGAACGAGTAAATACGTCCTTCAAAGGTACTAAAGTCTGCTAGATATTCTTGTCTAAACTCTGCATCGCTCATGGTACGCTTTGCCTCTTGAATGTCGCGCGCGTCTGCGCGAGGATTATCAAGATAGGTGGCGTGAACAGATACCCACTCGGGGAAGTCTTCAGAAAACCCCCGGTCGTAGAATTTCGCAAACCAGTTGTTGCGCCCTCTCGGTGTCGATATAAAAAGTGCCTTGCTACCCTGTTTGTCTAGTGTGGGTCGTAACGCAATATTAAAGGCAGTCTCTCCAGCATCTGTTAGAGCTGCCTCGTCGAAAATGATTAGGTCGTAGGAGCGACCAACCACAGAGTCTACTTGGTTTACAGATCCCATGCGAACAGTAGATCCATTAACAAGTTCAATAACGCTATCCTTAGCGTTATCCTTCAGTACCTCAATACCAAAGTGTTTAATTAGATGACGTTGTAAATCAAATGAGATTTGTGACAAACGATAGTTAGGGCTCATGATAAGCACATGACTATTTGGCACTAGAGCAACCAGCTGACCTATAATGTTAGCAACATAAGTCTTACCAACACGTCGGGAGACAGCTGCAGTTATAAAACGATATTTCGGATTATTAACAGCATTTATAATAGCAATCTGGGGAGATACAGGGTCTATTTTTAGCTGCTCTAGATAGGTTTTTGCATTGAGCTTTAGAAAGCCGGAATGGTAGTCAACTATTCTATTTGTTAGTACGTCTAGTCTTGATACTTGCACTTTACCACCCTATTAAATCAACTTGTCCTATAGTTGTTGCAGCTTTAATTAAATCTGTCACAACTTTTACTTCCTCATAGCAAAGCTTTATGTGAGTCCAAGCCGCTACTGCTAATGCTTCCATAGTTACTTTGTCAAACTGTACAAAGTTCCCCCTACTAACTTCCCAAGTAATGATATCATATGGCCGATAACCAAATCCTGCTACGGCGCCCGTAATGCGTGCCTGGCATTGCTGATCTAGATATAAACTCGTACCATTGAAAGTAAATTGTGTTTCTTTGCTCTTCCTATACTTGCTTAATTCCTCTAGTTTTATT